CTTAAATGAAATAATTGTTTTCAAAATAAACTGCAAAAATTTTTCGTCCTGTATGCTCTGGATTTCCGTTATCAGCTGTTCTTTCATCTCGCACCGCCTTTCTTGTCGGATGCAAGGTTACTTGTAAAAATCCACACACATTTTAAAAAGTGTTCGCTGAGTACATTCAGATTTTTGGTAATTTCTTCAATATACATTTCTCTCATAGATTTTTCCTGCCTTTCAATTTTTTCTTGAAAAGAGATACTCTCTATGATAAAATATTTCACAGAGAGTTATCTCGGTTTTAGGGCAGTTGCATGACCGTCAAATCATTTGCAACTGCTCTTTTTGTTTAACTGCTGATTTCTTCATCAACCTTGTTGTCAAGCCACTCTTTTTTAGTCATTCCTTTTTCAAAAAGTTTTTCTTCTAACTTTTCAAACTTCTCCCTGTCAAGCTCAACACTAAAATTTCTTGTCTTTTCTCTACGTTGTTTCATATAATCAGCTCTGCTCTTGGGTGCGATTTTAACCACCTCCTTGTTACGAGTTACATTATATAATGTTACATGTAACAAGTCAATACCTTTTTGAAAAATTTCCAAATCCACAAATCACTAGCTGATATTCAGTTGTCAATGTTCAAACAAACAGGGGCATTTCTGCCCCTGCCATTACATTTTGGAAACAAGCGTTGACAGCTTGCTCTTTGTCATCGTGCGCTCTTCCGGTGTCATGTCAGAGATAAGCTCCGCCATATCCTCCGAAAGCTCTTTCATGTATCTTTCAAGGTCATGCATCTTTGCATCCTTGTCTTCTGGCGTATTGCCTTTGTGAAGCTCTTTGCTTTCCATGTAGCTTCTGCGGCTCATGCCGCTTTTGCCCTCTCTGCGATCACGCATTCCACCATCTGGTGTCATTTTAGGCTCGGTATAATACATTCTGCCAGAGTGACGATCCATATCACGGTCTTGTTCCATTTCCCGGTACATTTCTGGTGTCATGTGCCAGTACGGAGGTTCGTCATATCCTCTCCGCGTTCCTCTTCCCTTTGGCGCAAATCTTCCGTCTGCATACCGGTAACGGTCATAATACCGTCTGCCGTCTCCGTAACGCTCAAACATATCAAGAACCTGCTCTGGGTCTGATTCGTCCATTGATTTTGTAAGCGTCCGGTAATACATGGCTTCCGCAAGGTCTTTAAGCATGTCCGTGACTTTTCCCATCTCTTCTGTATCTACACATTCGATACCTTTTGCAAACTCACACTCTGCGCTTTCAGACAGTTTTTCGATCATTTCGTGCATTCTCTTAATATCCATAAAACCGCCCTCCTTACGCTTCCCGGACTGCAATTAAATTGCTGTTCTGAACTTCGATTGACTGCGTAGACGTATTCTGTACCGCTACCGTAACACAACAACCGCGAGGAACGTCCACATATGCCTGCGCCGAAACGTTAAAGAAGTTTTCAACTGCCGCCGGTGTAACAATCATTCGAGTTGGCTGCAACGGTTCTCCGTCAATTGCAATAGCCAGTGAAATAGCTTCAACTGTGCCACCGGTAGGAATTTGAATGTTCCCGGAATAAGATACCAAAAATCTTGCCCGGCACTGATTTGTAAGTCCTCTCAATTTAACAATGCCGCTTCCCTGTCTATGAACAATACATTTTGTTGCGCTTGCCGGAGTTTCTGTAAATGCCACATCTTCTCCCTGCGCAACAGTTTGAATTGCAATTCCTGTAAATTCTGCCATAATTATTTACCTCTCTTTCAAAAATAAGGGCAAACATTATAGTCTGCCCTTTGTGTTTATAAGCAATACTGCACAGCAGACATAATCGAGTTAAACTCAATTAAGATACTCAATTATTCAATTTTGTGTAGCAGCTACTTTTAGCAGCTACATCCTGTGTTGCATCCACAGCCATACGCATAAGCGTTAGGATTTGGAACAACATATGCCGGGATTGCAGCCGGATTTACAGCGTTGATGATCTGCTGTGTCTGCGCTGACATTGCAGTAGTGAGCAATGCAGACTGGCGATCCTGTGATGCGGCTCTTCTTAAGTCATTATTTTCTGCCTGTAAGGAAGAAATCTTTTCCTGACACAGGTAATCAAGGATTGCCCTTGTTCCTGCCTGCTGGCTGTCGATAATGTCTCTGGTGTTGCTGTTCATGGTGTTCTGTAATGCGCAAGTGTTCTGCGCCATATTGTAGTTCACACCCTGGATAGCTTCCCTGGTCTCGCAGCAGCAATTAGCCAACTGGGACTGTAAAGCATTCTGCGCCTGCATAAGTGTCACGTTTGTGGTATTAAATCCCTGCTGTGTCTGGTAGCCAAGGTTGCAGATTGCATTGTCTACACCATGGAAACCGTTCATAACGGCGGTATTCTGTGCGTAAAATCCATCACAGAGACCATTTGTGATACCATCTAACTTTCCGATGATAGCCTGCGTGTCAAAACCACGCTGAATTGCAGAGTCGGTGTATGCAGATGCTGTCGCTCCCATACCTCCGTTTCCTCCCCAGCCATTGCCGCCAAAGCCGCCCCAGCCAAAGATCATAGCGAAGATAATGATAGCCCACCAGCCATCGCCGCCCCACATACCATCATTGTTTCTTCCGTTTCCTGTCACTGCTGCAATATCAGCAAGACTAGGCATTGCATTTCCATTAAACATTTTGTTTACCTCCATCTGATCTATTTACAAATGGGATAACCGGTTATTTTGCGCGCACCCCAAAATGTACTAATGATTAAACATACTCATAACTTTCTGTTTTGCTTCATCTACCGTAATTCCTCTTTCTTTACAGAGATTCTCTGCCATTGTCTTAAGTCCACCTGTATCTCCGCTTTGATACATTTGCATGGCATTTTTTGCCATAGGATTGTTTTGAACCTGCGGAGAATTCATCATTTGATTTAACAATAATTGTGCCGGATTCATTCTGGATCACTCTCCTTTTTTACCTGTGAAGTTTTTCTTTGACTGCTTGGAATTTTATCTAATCGGTTTTCTATCTGTTCAATCTTCCCAAAAAGTTCATCAAACTTCTGCATAAATGCACCTGTGCACTCGTCTGATAGGTCAAATTTCAATTTTTCAGTATCATGCGATAAATTGCTAACAGTATCATGCGAAACTGGCTTAAAAACGATTGTGCGAATTGTTCCATCTGCGTTCCAACTTTTAGCGTATATTTCTGTCATATCCTGTTTTGGGAAAAATGCAACGCTGCCATCCATTGGCACATCATTGGCAGTGATGTTTTCTACCGCCGGAACTACTTTTCCATTTATGCCAAAAGTTTGAACCGGGATCTGCTGCTGAATTTGCTGCGGTGCCTGCATATAATTTTGTGTATTATCAATGCGTGGCTGATTCATATACGGATTGTATGCGTACTGCTGCCCGTATTGCTGCATCTGCTGATTATAAATCGGATTCTGGTATGCTCCGCTCATATTCATCCTGTTTGACCTCCTCTAAAACATCTTCTATTGCGTGTATGATAGACGACTGCGTTGACAAGTCCAAGGACTGTAACTCTTTTCTGGCAAAAATTTTTTCAAGAACTTCATCTGAAAACAC